TGCTGCTGATTTTGCTCCTGTATCTTTAAGTCATCAATTTTTTGTTGCAAAAGCATAGCATCTTGCATTTCAGGAGTTAAAAGCTCTTGCATTTGATTTAATTGTTTTGTAAGTTTTTCAACCTCTTCTTTATATTGTTTGCCCTTAAAGGCATCCATGATTCCCATAACTCTTTTCTCCTTTGAATATTTTTTTGACTTTTAGAGATAATAACACCATGAAAATATTATTATCTCAATTCTTGGAACAGCACCACCTGTCAATCCGGCAGGCCGCAATTATGACCGGTGTTCCCCGGTCTACGATCGGTGACATAGTGACCGGTCAGGTATGCCCTACACTGGCAACTATGGAACAGTTGGCAGCAGGGCTGAAAACCACTATTTCTGACTTGTATGAGTCTGAATATAAGTGATTTTCAAAAAGCGTCCGAGATTCCGGACAACGCACAACTTTTTTCCTCCTGAAACGTTTGTTAAGATGAAAGGAAAATTTTACTAAAACAAATGTTCGAAAACAGTTGCATCACAAATATTTTTGTGATAATATAAAACCAAAGTTTTTCGAACAAATGTTTGAAAAAACGTAATCGGGAGGTACATAGGATGGACAAAGAAACATTGCAGAAAGAATTAAACGAACTCATTGATCAATTAAATGAAGAGCAAATAAAAAGGCTTGTTCAATTAATCAAAGGAATGATCGGGAAGGCTGCCTAGCCTTCCTTTTTTAATTCTTCAAATTGCCTTACAATGGCATCCCATGAATCGTCAGGAATAGAGTATACCATTTCAAGTAGCATGGATAATGCTGCTTTTTTTGCAGGTGTAGAGTTTTCCATAATATACCCAAAACGGTTGTAAGCTTGTTGGTAAGGTGTTGATTTGATAAACATGTTGTCATCTCCACCTTTACCAGTACGAAGCCATTCTTCATTTACTTTGAACTCTCTACATATAGAAACAATAACTGTATCAAGAGGAGTTCTGGCACCAGATTCGTAACTGGCGATAGCAGACTGTTTAACTCCTATACGTTCACCAAAAACGGTTTGGTTTAGGTTTAGTGCATTTCTTATTTTACGTATCCTTTCGTTCGTATTTAATCACCTCGCTTTTCTATGTTTAAACGAAGTATAACACAAAAAATATTGCGTTGCAATAATTTTTTATAAAAAACGTTGACAAAATAATTGCATTGTTATATAGTAATATCACAACGAAATAAAAGCGAGGTGAGAACATGAAGAAACAGATTAATCAGACAAAAGAAGAAAAACGCCTGGAAGATTTCAAAAAAATTGCTGAGAACTGGGATAATCTCTCAGAGTATGCAAAGGGTAAAATGGACGGAATCATTTCAACGATGGCAACCATGACAGAACAGAAAGCGGGGTAGGAGAAATGTGTATCAGATCTTTAGAAGCAGATATTGACAGGGACATTTTGAAAATCAACGGTCGAGAAGTGCAAGAGCCTGTTGTTGTTACTTTCCCGGGACCAGATGGCTGGCCATTACAAAAATTGTTTAATGCTGATCCAGCCAATCCGGGAAAGCATAAACAAATTGACATTACAGTCAATAATACGCTTTTATGAATCGAACATTATCTACAGTGGCATAGTCGATCATGGTGATGAGGTGACCTTCTAAGAATGTATTGCAAATATTGGAAATGTCTTTAGTTGCGGTAGAAGGAATAGCAATTAAAAGATATTTTCCAGAGTTATCAATACATTCAGTGTAGTAGGTATCATATCCTCTAACATTTATAGGCTTTATATCCATAATGAACAATCTCCTTTCTTGTGTACTCGGCATGGCAGTGCCTGTATAACAAGGATAAGAGGAAAACAGGGTGAAGTCAATAAAGAAAGCGGGGTAGGGAAATGTTGAAACCATTAGCAATCCTGTTGCTGTTCTGGATTGTGATTCTGACAATAGATGAATAAAAAACAAAGCAACAAATACAAGCGGAAACGCATAGCTTGTAAGGGGAGGTGGTAGCAATGCCGAAAATTATGAACATTGTCGTAATCGATGGCAAGGAAGTACTGATTGAAACACTGCCAGATGAAAACCGGAAGCGGCTGAAAGATACAGCCAACCGCAGAGGGTTGGAGATGGCAAGCTACAAAGAGGATAAGACCGCCTGAGCAGGCGGAGAAAGGACAAGCAATGAAAAAAAGAGAAACAGAAGTAACAGAAGAAGCGGAAGAAACAACCGGAGCGGCTGTACTCGCCCCGATCGTAGCCACAGCAGCCGCAATATTTGCCTTCTGGTGGCTGGGAAAATACAGCCTGTTGAATGAGCGTGACATTGTCGGAACCACAATTACCGTGTGGTGTGCGGTAGTAATCCGCATCATGCTGTGGGCGGAGAAGGAGGAAGCAGAATGAAAAAATATGAATTAACAGAGGAAACGGTCACAGTTTACGGGAAAACACTGTACCGGATCAGAGCAGTGCGTGATTTCGGGTCTGTCAAAACTGGAGAGTTCGGCGGATACATCGAGAAAGAGGAAAATCTTTCACATTTCGGAAATGCGTGGATTTCCGGCGATGCGTGGGTTTACGGCAACGCAAGAGTTTTCGGAAATGCGTGGGTTTACGGCGAAGTTCAGGTCGCCGGCAATGCGTGGGTTTACGGCAATGCAAAGGTTTACGGCGATGCAAGAGTTTCCGGCGATGCAAGAGTTTTCGACAATGCAAAGGTTTACGGCGATGCAAGAGTTTCCGGCGATGCGTGGGTTTACGGCAACGCGTGGGTTTACGGCAACGCGTGGGTTTACGGCAACGCAGAAGTTTTCAATACGAGGCATTTCTTTGTACAAGGACCGATCGGGAGCCGGGATGGATATGTTACATTTTACAGGACTAAGGATGATACGATAGGGGTAAGATGTGGCTGCTTTTCGGGAAGCCTCCAGAAATTTGTTGATAGAGTGGAGGAAACACATGGAGGCAGTAGATACGAAAAAGAATACAAGATTGCCGCGGAACTGGCAAAAGTATGTATCCGTCTGGAGGGGGAAAGCAGATGATCTGGGTAAATGAAGGACGCGACCAGGAAGCCAGAGCCATCCTGGAACTGGCCGGGATTGATTCGGACAAGTACCGGATCTGGCACCATAACAGCATCTATGTGCATGCAATAAATGAAGAGACGAAAGAATCGGTGATCGTTGAGAAAGCGACACTCGAGGTAGTAAAAAGTCCCGGTGCTTTGGCGGGCGATCCGGGACTTGAAAAATAATAACACAGCTCAATTATAGGGCAAACATAGGAGGTAAATCAAGTGAAATTACATAAATTAATTTCGACAGTAGATATGAGCCATGAAGAATGGCTGCGATACAGAAAACTGGGCATCGGTGGAAGTGATGCCGGAAGCATCTGCGGATTGAACCCGTACAGCTCTGCAATCGCTGTCTTCCAGGATAAGACGCAGAAAGAAGCAGGGGAAAAAGAAGACAATGAGGCAATGAGACAGGGAAGAGACCTGGAGGAGTACGTTGCCCGCCGGTTCATGGAAGAGACAGGGAAAAAGGTACGCCGTGCCAATGCGATCTATGGGCATCCGGATCATGATTTCATGATGGCGAACGTTGACCGCCTGGTAGTTGGTGAGAATGCCGGTCTGGAATGCAAGACAGCGTCTGCCTATTCAGCTGACAAGTGGAAAGACGGACATATCCCGGAATCCTACGAGATCCAGTGCCACCATTACATGGCAGTGACCGGGGCGGATGCCTGGTATATCGCCTGCGTGGTGCTGGGAAAAGAATTCATCTGGCGAAAGATCGAACGCGATGAGGAAACGATTCAGATGCTGATTGATATTGAAAGTGATTTCTGGCAGAACAATGTAAAGGCAGACAAGATGCCGGCACCGGATGGAAGCAAGGCAGCGGAAGAGCTGTTACAGAAGTATTATGGAAGTTCCGAACCGGAAAAGATGATCCCGCTGGTTGATTTTGACGAGAAACTGGAACGCCGTGCAGAGATCAGCGACCTTCAGGACAAGCTGGAGAAAGAGAAGAAGCAGATTGAGCAGGAGATCAAGGTTTATATGGAAGATGCAGAGATGGCAGTATCGGATCTGTACCGCGTCACCTGGAAGAGCGTGACCGCGAACCGTGTGGATTCGAAGCAGCTGAAAGCAGATTTCCCGGAAATCTACAAACAGGTATTGAAACAGTCTGAAAGCAGACGGTTCACCGTAAAAAGAGCTGAGAGAGCATAAGGAGGAAGCAAGATGGCAGTAAAAGACGCACTGGCAGAAAAGACCAGCAGAAAGAATGAAGCAGTGAAGCTGACAAAAAACATGAGCATTGCAGACATGATCAAGGCAATGGAGCCGGAAATCAAAAAGGCTCTGCCGCAGGTGATCACACCGGAGCGTTTCACACGCATGGCATTATCCGCACTGAACACCACACCAAAGCTTGCAGAGTGTTCGCAGATGTCCTTCCTCGGGGCACTGATGAACGCAGCACAGCTTGGTCTGGAACCGAACACGCCGCTGGGACAGGCGTACCTGATCCCGTATAGAAACAAAGGGAAGCTGGAGTGCCAGTTCCAGATAGGTTACAAAGGGCTGATTGATATGGTATACCGCAACGAAAACATCCAGACCGTGCAGGCACAGTGTGTATATGAAAATGATGATTTTCAGTATGAACTGGGACTGGATCCGAAGCTGGTGCACAAACCGGCATTGAAAGACAGAGGAAACCTGATCCTTGTATATGCACTCTGGAAATCAAAAAATGGCGGCTTCGGTTTTGAGGTTATGAGCAAGGAAGACGTTGACGACCATGCGAGACGGTTCAGCCAGAGCTTCGGTAGTTCTTACAGTCCATGGAAAACAAACTATGAGGAGATGGCGAAGAAAACGGTCATTAAGAAGTGCCTGAAATATGCACCGCTGAAAACAGATTTTGTCATGCAGATGAACAATGATGAGAGTATCAAGAGCGAGATCAACGTCGATATGTCCGAGGTGGTCAATGAGCAGGAAGACCCGAACATCATCGACCAGGAGTATAAGGAAGTAGAAAATGAACAGTCAGAACAATAACGAAGAACCAAAGTTATTCACGTTCACCGTACCGGGCAAGCCGCAGGGCAAAGCCCGGGCGAGGACATTCTATAACAGCAAGAGCGATAAAATGAGCAGCGTAACACCTGAAAAGACGGTGCTGTACGAAAACCTGATCAAGACCTGTTTCCAACAGAAATACGGACAGAAACGGTTTTCGGATGATGCGTATGTGGTTGCTAATATCTTGGCGTATTTTGAGCCGCCTAAGAGCATCTCGAAGAAGAAAAGGGCAGAGATGCTGGAAGGGAAGATCTGGCCGGCAAAGAAGCCGGACAGTGACAACATCGCAAAGGTTGTGCTGGATGCCCTGAACGGCATCGCATACCATGATGATACGCAGATCATAAAACTGAGCGTCACAAAGGCGTACAAAGAGGAAGCGTATTTGAGCGTTACTCTGATGCGGTTCGATACATAAAGAGAGAAAAAGGAGGCTGATATGGCAAGGAAGAAGCAGGAAGGGAACCGCTTTTTCCGGATGGATGCAGACTTCTTCTCAGACAGAAAGATAAAGATCCTGAAAGCCCGCTATGGGGCGGATGGGATTGTCTTGTACCTGTATCTTTTATGTGAGATCTACAAGACAGGGTATTACTTACAGGTTGACGATGATTTTGAATATATCATCTCGGATGACCTGAACATGGATGGCAACAAGGTGAAGCAGGTCTTGAACTTCTTGCTGGAACGGTCACTGTTTGACGATACACTTTTCCAGTCGGACAAGGTCTTGACCTCTGCCGGAATACAGAGGCGTTATCAGGCGATGGTGAAAGCCAGAGCCACGAAAACGCCGATCACAGCCGAGAGGTTCTGGCTTCTTTCGGAAGAAGAGACCGAAACCTTTATTAAAGTGAACCCTTCTTTAAATTCTTCTGAGAAAAAAAGCGATTTTTCCGAGAAAAAAGAGGATAATTCCGAGAAAAATAACACAAAAGGAAAGGAAAAGAAAAAAGAATATATAGATATAGATACGGCTCCGCCGGATTCCTATTTTTCTGATGATTCCCTGAACAAAGCCTTCCTGCTGTTCCTGAAGACCAGGAGAGAGGAAGGTGCAAGGATCACAGAAGAACAGGTGAAGCTGTTGAAAGAGGATCTTAAGGATTTGTCAACGGATCCGAGGGAGATGGAGGCGATTGTCAGAAAAGCGACTGTAAGCGGCTGGAAGAGCTTCTATCCAATCAAGAAGCAGCCAGCAGCCAAGAAGAAGGAAAAGAAAACCGTAAAGAATACATTCAATGCATTTCCACAAAGAGACTATGATTTTGACGCACTGGAAAGAACGTTGAACGAGTAAGGAGGCAATATGGAACAGCTGAAGATTTTTGAAAATGAAGAATTTGGGCAGATCAGAACCGTGATGAGAGATGGGGAAGTCTGGTTTGTGGGAAAAGATGTGGCTGAGGCGTTCATGAAAGGGGCAGGAAGATGAGCGATGAAAGCAGCAGAAAAAAATGTAAAACGTAAAGCACATTATGATCATCTGGAGCAGAGTGTTGATGCTGATGCAGCCAGAAGATTCCATGAACCAGCCGCAGTAAAGAGCAAGATGACAAAACTGGCATCAGTCAAAATTATAGAACATTACATAGAACACACCGATGATGAAGACGGTGAAATCCTGGAAATAATAGCAAGGAAATGCATGAGGGGAGGCGATGCCGGTGGAGATGACAGAAAACGACAAGAAAAAGGAGTTCCTGCGAAGATACAGGGAATGTGAACGGAGGGAGCAGGAGATCCTGGAAGAGATCCAGAGACTCCGGATGGATCAGATGTTTCCATCCATGGTCAATGACGGGATGCCGAAAGGCAGCCAGCAGTCTGATCTGTCGGATTATGTGGTAGCTATGGAGAGACAGATCGGCCGGCTGAAACGGGAACGGCTGAAAAAAGCAAGGACACGTGAACAGATCGACCTGGCAATCAGACGTATGGAGAACCCGGATGAGCAGAGGGTGCTGCGACTGAGGTATCTGTGGGGGCTGAATTGGGACGATATCGGAAGAAAGATGGGGTATGATCCAAGACATGCAAGAAGAATTCACGGATGGGCATTAAAAAATTTCAAGATGTCCTAGAATGTCCGCCTTGACATGTGATATAGTGTAATCAGTTCAGTTTGGGAATGATGCTGACATGATTGGTTCTTTTCATTTACCTCCGTATATTGTATATCTGCCGGGTCTCAACAGCCCGGCAGCATTGGAACATAGCTCAGTCGGTGAGAGCAGCTGGTTCATAACCAGTGTTTGTCGAAGGTTCGAGTCCTTCTGTTCCGATTTCCCTGATGGGGACATATAAGAATCCTTTCTCAAAAGAATACTACATTTTCCGCAAAAAGACATCTGGCAGTGCTGGGTGTCTTTTTGTGTGCAATGAAAGGCAGGTGAGTCCAAGTGACTGAAAAACAGAAGATATTTGCAGATGAATATTTGATTGATTTGAATGCCACAAGGGCTTACTTGGTGGCATATCCGTCGGTAAAACGAGATGAAGTGGCAAGAGCGGCGGCAAGTAGAATGTTAACAAATGTTAACGTTAAAAAATATATTTCTGATCAGCTGGAGAAGATTCATAGCCAGAAAACAGCAGATGCACAGGAAGTGATTGAGTACCTTACCTCAGTCTTAAGGGGTGAGAGTACATCCCAGGAAATTGTTGTTGAAGGTATTGGTGATGGAATGTCTGAAGCACGTACCATGGAAAAAGGTCCATCAGAAAAAGACAGGCTGAAAGCAGCAGAACTTCTGGGCAAAAGATATTCTCTTTTCACAGATAAGGTCGAAGTATCTGGTCTGGAAGACGAGAAAAAGAAACTGGATGATATCCTGCAACAGATGCGGGGTGATGGATAATGAGCACGGAACGCTTACTGCTATCAGAAAAGTATAAAGCATTTTTACGTTGCAATGCACCGGTTGAATTTCTGGAAGGCACGACTGCTGCCGGTAAGACGACAGTAGGACTGTTCAAATTTATGCTGAAAGTGGCAGAGTCATCGAAAAAACTGCACATTATAGCGGCGAAAGATACCGGAACGGCAGAAAAGAACATCATCAATAAGGACCTTGGCATCATTGATGACTTCGGTATGCTGGCTGAGTACAACGGAAACGGCACCAAGGACGACAAAATACCACATATCCTGTTCCACACCAGCAATGGTGATAAAGTCGTGTATGTGATGGGATATGGGGATAAGAAGAAGTGGCAGAAAGCCCTTGGCGGTCAGTACGGATGTCTGTATATTGACGAGATCAATACAGCTGATATTGAATTTGTCCGAGAGTCGTCTATGCGATGTGATTACTTTATGGCAACACTGAACCCGGATGATCCGAATCTGGATGTATACAAGGAGTATATCAACTGCAGCAGACCATTACCTGAATGGGAACAGGACACGCCACAGGAAATTAAAGAAGAGCTGAAAGAAGAACCGAAACCCGGCTGGGTACATTGGTTCTTTTCTTTTGACGATAATGCAGGACTTCCGGAAGAAAAGAAGCAACGGATCATCCAGAACACGCCGAAGGGAACCAAGATCTGGAAGAATAAGATCCAGGGACTCAGGGGAAAAGCAACTGGTCTGGTATTCCCGAATTTCAGCCGGAAACAGCATGTGGTCACGGCAGAATGGGTAAAACAGAAGATAGTAGCAGGAAAACTGAAATTCAAAAAGTTTACCTGTGGTCTGGACACATCGTATTCCTCAAAATCTCCGGATACGATCGCCATGCTGTTCCAGGGAATCACAGAAGACAGAAAGCTGATCACGCTGGCGGAAAAGGTATACAGTAACAAAGATCTGTCAGAACCGCTGGCACCGTCTGATACAGCGGTAAGATTCATTGATTTCCTGGAAAAGTGTCGTAAAGAATGGGGATTTGCAAAAGAGACGTTTATTGACTGTGCGGATGCGGCTACGATCACTGAGCTTCGCAAGTACAAGCGTCTGCATGGATGTCTCTACAATTTTATTGAATCGTACAAGAAAGTGGAGATCCTGGACCGTATCCGCTTACAGCTTGGATGGATCCAGCAAGGATGTTATCTGGTTGTGGATACTTGTACAGAACATATCTCAGAACTGGAGCGGTATTCCTGGAACGAAGAAAAGGATATCCCGGAAGACAGAAACGACCACACGATCAACGCACAGCAGTATGGATGGATTCCGTACCGGAACATGATCGGGTTTAAGGAGGAACAGAACAGGTGAAATGGATGGAACAGTTAAACGAAAACATAAAGCGGACGCTGCGGAGCTGGCTGAATGTACTTCCGGCAAACCCCTATAATTTCCAGATCAATGAGATGCTGGATTTTGAGGGGCATGCGATCCGTAACCGCATTTGGTATCGTGGTGATGGCAACGAACTGGAGCAGTTCTACCAGCAGAATCGCGAGTATGCGGACAAATATAAATTCTGGGCAAGCAAGAGCAGTCCTGGGCTTGAGATGCGGAAGATCCACACCGGTCTGCCTGGACTGATTGTGCGAACTCTGACATCGGTTGTGCTGCCGGATATGAACGATTTTGAGTTTGAAAGTCCGAAGCAGCAGGGGATGTGGGAGGAAATCGCAAAGGACAACGATTTTCAGCACAAAATAGAAAGTGCACTGAAAGAGGCTCTATACATCGGAGATGGAGCGTTCAAGGTGACGGTTGATACGCAGGTCAGTCCTTATCCGATTCTTGAATGGTATCCGGGTGACCGGGTGGAAATTATCCGGCATCGTGACAGGATTCGTGAAATCGTATTCAAAACACCATATAAAGATAAAGGACGGACATATGTGCTGAATGAACGCTATGGATATGGTTATATCGTCAACGAGCTGTATTCCGGTAATCAGATGCTTGAGGTTTCTGCACTGAAAGCCACAGAAAACCTGAAAGACTTTGCATTTGACGAGAGCGTGATGCTGGCAGTGCCGCTGATGATCTACGAATCAGCCAAGTATGAGGGAAGGGGCGGCAGTATCTTTGATGGTAAGCTGGACAGCTTCGATTCGCTCGATGAGGTCTGGTCCCAGTGGATGGATGCACTGCGAGCAGGCAGGGCAAAAACGTACATTCCGGAATGCTTAGTCCCGCATGATCCGGAGACAGGCGTACTGATCCGGCCGAATCCATTTGACAATCGCTATTATGCTGCAACTGGCGATATGAGCGAAGGACAGAAAAATACGATCAATACCGATCAGCCGGTGATCCCGCATGAAAGTTATCTTGCATCCTATATCACGGCACTGGATCTGTGTTTGCAGGGCGTGATCAGTCCTTCTACCTTAGGCATTGACACGAAAAAACTGGATAATGCAGAAGCACAGCGGGAAAAAGAAAAAACAACGCTGTATACACGGAACAGCATTGTAGAAGCATTGCAGACGACACTGCCGGATGTAGTTGCTTCCTGCATCCATGCAATGAACATTCTGGAAGGACAGATGCCGGAAGATGTGAAGGTCAATATTCCATTTGGGGAATATGCAAACCCATCTTTTGAAAGCCAGGTTGAGACTGTGGCAAAGGCAAAACAGGGCGGAATCATGAGCATTGAACGCTGTGTAGAAGAGCTGTATGGTGACAGCCTGGATGAACATTGCAAACAGGAAGAAATCACCAGACTGAAAGCAGAACAGGGTATTCAGGAGATGGAAGAGCCGGGAGTCAATCTGGATGCTGGTGATTTCAGCGTAAATCAGGAAGGCGGCGAGAACGATGAAGGTAAAAGTAGCAAACAGGATGTACCAGATGAGCCGGAAGGAGTACCAGGGACTGCTTAAAATTGCAAAGGAACAGGTACCTTTTGGCGTGTATGCTTTGGAAAAAGGCGATTATGCGGAACTGAGAAATGATAAATGCAGCAGTGCCACACAGTTGAAAGAACTGAAAAGGCAGTTTAAGCAGCAGGGATTCAAGGTGCATGTAAATGGCAAAGATAAATGATGCGTATGATATCGGAGCGGCTTTTGAGGCAATCGAAGATGAACTGATCGCATCCATGATCCGAAACATGAAACGGCACAAGGTCGAAGAAGTGACGGAGAATAAGCAGTGGAGCATGTGGCAGGCAGAACAGTTAAAAGCTCTGGAACAGTACCGGAGAGCCAACCGGAAGAAGTTCGGCGGACAGTTCCAGGATATCAATGACAAGATCGAGGCTCTGATTCGGGTGGCAAGAACCGAAGGAAACATGCATCAGGAACTGCAGATCCTGGACGCTATCAAAAAAGGTTTTCCAGCAAAAAAAGCAACAAAAGGTGCTACGGCAGAGTTCTTCCGACTGAATGACCGGAAGCTGGATGCCCTTATCAATGCAACCACGAATGACATGGAAAAGGCAGAGGTGGCTGTACTTCGTATGGCAGACGACCAGTACCGCAGGGTGATCTACAACGCTCAGGTCTATGCAAACACTGGTGCCGGCACGTATGAAAAAGCAGTTGATATGGCGACCAAGGATTTTCTTTCTGCTGGTCTGAACTGTATCGAGTATAAAAACGGTGCAAGGCATACGCTGGCAGATTATGCAGATATGGCGATCCGTACAGCAAGCAAACGAGCCTACCTGCAGGGGGAAGGTGAAAAACGCCAGGAATGGGGCATACATACTGTTATCGTGAATAAGAGAGGAAATCCGTGCCCGAAATGTCTGCCGTTCTGCGGAAAAGTATTGATTGATGATGTGTGGAGCGGTGGCAGCCGGAAAGACGGCAGTTATCCGCTGGTTTCAAAGGCGATATCTTATGGTCTGTACCATCCAAGATGTAAAGACAGCCACACAACCTATTTTCCCGGTATTTCAACGGCTGATGATACCTGGACGAAAGAAGAACTGGAACAGATCGGTCTGAAAAACCAGCAGGAAGCCAGACAACAGTATGCAAAGCGGCAGGAGAAGAAGTATAAAAGGATGGCAGAGTGTTCACTGGATCTAAAGAATAAGGCAGAGTATCAACAGAAAAGTAATAAATGGGCAAGGTTAAAAGATGATGAAGGCATTTATCACACGTATAATTTAGGACAGAATGATGTCATAAAGCCGCATAATATCAAAAAAGATATGCAGAAGTCAGATATTGGAAAAGAGATGTCTGAATACCTGGAAACGAATAATATTTTAGTTCAGCTCGTTTATGGTATCGATAATCCATATAATGAATTGGGATTTTATGATGCAGAAGATGATGTAATAAGAATTTTTGCAGATCAGACAAAAACGATAGAGAAAACAGCAGAAGTGCTTATACATGAAGCAACGCATAGAAAGTACGGAATTGGTGGAGACCAATGGTCGGAAGCTGTGTGCATTGCTCAAGAAGTGAAACACCGAAAGAGGTCAAATACATTGACTTCCCAAGAGAAAAAGGATATACTCAAATTAGTAGCTGAGTTGTATCCGGAATATCCATGGAGAAAGTAGGTGACATTATGACATTAGAAGAAATGAAAGCAAAAATGGATCGGCGTAATAGAATGGTGTCGGATGCAAGAGCAGGGAACGATCCAATATGTCCAAAATGTAAAAAAGGACATGTTAAATGCAAAGGAAAATATTTCTTCTATTGTGATTCGCCGGAATGTGATATGAAACTTTCTATGGATCCAGTAAGACCAAAACAAAAATAAATACCACCAGTCGAGAGGCCGGTGGTATTTTTGTACCCATTTTGCAGGGAGGTGAGAAACATAAAAAGCAAAACTTACGAAGAATTTGTCGAGAAATTCAAACCGAAGAAAACGACAGACGACTGCTATACACCATCGGAGATATACGAAGTTATAAAGGACTGGGTGTGCAAACGTTACAATATTGATCCTGAGAACGTGATTCGCCCATTCTGGCCGGGCGGCGATTACGAAAAAGACGAATATCCGCCGGGATGTGTGGTGGTGGACAACCCGCCTTTTTCCATCCTGAAAAATATATGTGAATTTTATCTGGAACGGGGCATCCCGTTCTTTTTGTTTGCCCCGTCACTCACGGCATTATCCGGCAAGACTACCTGGGACAGAATGAACCATATTGTGTGCGACTGCACGATCGAATACGAAAACGGTGCAACTGTGAAGACATCGTTTATTACCAGTTTCGAACCGGAAACGGTAGCAGAGACATCACCGGAGCTGACAAAGCTGGTGAATGATACAACAGAAAAGCTGAGGCAGGAAAAGACACGGAAATTGTCAAAGTATGATTATCCGGATCATATCGTTACCGCTGCCATGATGCAGAAAATGGCACGCTACGGCGTGCATTTCAGGGTAAGGCGTGAAGAATGCCAGCATGTGCGAAGCCTGGACGCCCAAAGGGCCATGAAAAAAACGATTTACGGGGCAGGGCTTCTGCTGTCAGACCAGGCGGCAGCCAGGAAGCAGAACGCAGAAAAGCAGGCAGCAGAAAAAGCAGCAGAGGATACCATCTGTTATGAACTTTCAGAACGCGAGAGGGAACTGGTGGAAGAATTAAATAAATCAACACTGTATTAAGAAAGCGAGGATAAAAAGATGATTATCACAGGAATGGCACATTTTGAAAGCGTTTGTAAAAAGAAACTGGTTAATTGGTACAACAAGAATGGTTTTGCCGATACACCGGTAACGCCGCCAATTGACTTATCTAACGTATTCGTAGTATGGGGTTGCAAAACTTTACAGAATTACAAATGTCTTGTATCTACTACGGTGAGCGGTGATGGTATCTATGCAGAGTATACATACAACGGTGATAAGCAGGAACTTTACGAAGATGTGTACAAGAAAGTGACAAATACATGCTATACGGAGGAATAAGTGATGAAAAGAAAAATAGCAGCATTGCTGGCACTGACAGCAGTGAGTTGTTTTGCAATGACTGGATGCACAGAAGCGGATCAGGTAAGTACAAATATCTCCAAGGAAGCTGATAACTTCAATGTAACGCGAAAACTTACCGTTCTGAATGCACGAACAGATACTATTTTGCTTGAACTGACCGGAACGTTTGCACTGAAAAATAATTCAGACAACGAACTGGAAGTAATTATTGAAACAGCAGCAGGGAAATATCAGAAAGATTATGTATATCTTAATAATTACACCATGTATGTTGTTGAAGATATCTCAGGGGCTGAGGTAGATAAGTATCATTACGAGATTAACTTTCTTCCAGAGTTCGGACTTAAGGTTACACACGATGACTGAACACTACACAGTCACAAAAGACGCAGACAGGCTTGCACCGAACTGGCTGGCGAGCCGGATCAATTACAAGACAATCAAATTATTATACCGGGACAAAGACGGACACGCAGAACTGAAAGGGGTGAAGATTGGCGATGAAGTGGCACAGATTGGCGACACGGTACAGTTCAACGGCAGACGGTTATCCGTAGAAAGGCGGTGATCCAGATATCTCCCTTTGAGGCACAGGGCTATGTGTCTTATTTTTATGCCCGAAGGCAGAAAACTACACGGAGACACCGGGTTATCAACTGTTTTGTGAGACACACGTAAAACTGTCAGATTTGTGCAGACAGCATAGTAAAAAAACTGTAAAGGAGCGAAGAAAGATGAGCAAAAAAATTTCTATGAAACTTCAAATTTTTGCCGAGCCGCCACAGCCGCCGGAACAGAACCCTGCAAATCCACCACAGGCACCAGAAGGGCAGTCAGTCCCGGCTTTTGATTATGACAAACTGGCGAATCTGATCGCCGGAAAACAGAGTGTGACGGAGGAATCCGTCCTGAAAGGGTATTTCAAACAGCAGGGACTGTCAAAAGAGCAGATGGAACAGGCAATTACAGCATTTAAACAGCAACAGGCGGACAAACAGCCAGATGTAGCAGGCATGCAGAATCAGATCACTGAGACGCAGAAGCAGCTTACCCAGGCACAGGCGGCAGTGCAGAAAGCACAGATTGAGAGTGCAGCCACCATGACGGCAGTATCGCTTGGCATCCAGGCAAAGACGATCCCGTATGTTTTGAAAATGGCAGATTTCAGCCAGGTGATCGGGCAGGATGGGAAAGTCAGTGAAGAAGCACTGACTGCAGCAATCAATAAGGTGCTGGAGGATATTCCGGCATTAAAACCGCAGGCAGATGCAAAGTCCGGTTTCATGCAGATCGGTACCGGCGGCAATCCTCAGCAGCAACCACAGCAGACAACAGCAAACCAGGCAGCAGTTCCAACAAAACGCTGGAACCGATTCAACTAAAAGAAAGAAGGTATAGATTATGGCATTAAATTACGCACAGCAGTGGAGCCCGGAGCTTCTGGAGATCCTGATCCAGGGGACGATCACATCACCATTTATCACAAGCAACGTGAAATGGGTGGGGGCAAAAACATTTCACTTTACACAGACATCTACATCCGGTTTTAAGAACCACAACCGCAACGGAGGCTGGAACAAAGGATCTTTTGCACAGAAAGATGTTCCTTACACGGTAGAACATGACAGAGATATTTCATTCCTGGTTGACAAGGCCGATGTAGACGAAACAAATGCAACGGCATCTATCCAGAACATTTCCCGTGTGTTTGAGCAGACACAGGTTGCACCGGAGACAGATGCACTGTTCTTTTCCAAGGTTGCACAGGTGGCAAAGAAAACGGAAGGATACCATTCGGAAACTGCAGCATCCGCATACACGAAGGCGAAAGTGTTCGGAATGTTGAAAGATATCCTGGCAAAAGGAAAACTCAGACGATACAAAGCCAATGGAACGCTGGTGATGTATGTCACTTCTGCAATCATGGATGCCCTGGAGCAGTCTACGGAATTCACCCGTAAGATCGAGATCACCCAGATTGCAGAGGGTGGTATCGGTATTGAAACCAGAGTAACAGACATCGATGGTGTGCCTGTGATGGAAGTCATCGATGATGAACGATTCTATGATTCCTTTAACTGGGAACCGGAAAACGGCGGATTCGAACCGGTCAAAAAAGCTTCTGGAACAACAGGATCGAAAAAGATCAATGTCCTGGTTGCATGCGGTCAGACCTGTAAAACGGTGCCGAAGATTGCAAGTATCTATTACTTTGATCCGGGAGCACATACCGAAGGCGATGGCTACCTGTACCAGAACCGTTCCCTGTCAGATGTTTTTGTATTCCCGAACGGAAAAGACGGCAATATCGACAGCGTGTATGTAGATACTGACACCACCGAATACACAGGAGCGTAATATGGCTGCTTATGTGACAGAGAGCTACTATATCAACACTTATGGCGGCAGGACCGTACCGGAAGAAAATCTGAAATCTGCCCTGCATCAGGCATCCAGACACATTGATTCCCTGACCTACAATCGGATTGTAGGCAGGGGATTTGACAATTTAACAGATTTCCAGAAAGAGGTCATTCGGGAAGTCATATGTTTGCAGGCAGATTTTGAATGTGAAAATGCAGATGAGATCAATACAGTTTTATCCAGTTACAGTATCAATGGTGTATCAGCTTCGTTTGGCAGCAGTTGGAATGTGTTCATGGATAAAGGAGTTGCCATGAAGCGTGATATATATGCTCTGCTTTGCCAGACGGGGCTGTGTTGCCAGTTAGCGAGGTGAGGTATGAAATATCCATGTTTGATACCAAAACGGCTCTGTCGGACAGATATCGTCTGCAAGTTCGATCAGGAAGGGTTGAACAAATATGGAGAGCCATTAGAGACAATAACGTATTACGGTAAATGCAATTATCAGGATAAAGCCAAAACAGTGCTGACAGCAGAGAAGAAGATGGTACAGATTACCGGGACAGCATTGTTTCCGGGCGATATCTGTCCGGGACTAGCGGTTATCTCCGGCGGATCAGCGGAACTGTTTGGAGTACAGCGGAGAATCGAACAGGGGACAAAAGCCAGAAATCCGGACGGAAGCGTAAATTATACAGAGGTGTTACTGGTATGATCAATGTAAATTCGATTATTAACCTGAACTTTCCAAGGATAAAGCAGCTCACACAGGCACAGTCTCAGGCACTGGAACAGACTGCAGAAGCATTGCACACAGAAGTCGTGCAGGCACAGGTATTTCCTCGTGATACAGGAGCGATGCAGAATGAAAGAAGCTTTATAAAAGCAGGGGAAACGGTATCTGCTACATATGAGGATGGTGCGATGGCAACTAATACCATTACAAAGGAAAAAGGTGGAAGGGTTTCGCTTATTACATCAGCACCGCAAGCCAGACGTCTATACTTCCACCCTGAATACCATTTTCAGACCAAGGAAAACCCAAACGCAAGAGGATTATGGTACGAGGACTGGCTGCCGGGCGGGAGCAAAGACCAGTTCTGTCAGAAAGCGTACAAAGAGATCTACAGGAGGATTGTGGGATTATGATGCTGTCAGATGTGCGAGATTATGTAGAATCCCTCGGTATTTCTGAGAACGTGTATATGGGTAAACTTCCGGATAAACCGGAAAAATCCATTGGTGTGTACAACAGCAAGCACCAGAGAGCATACCACACGGCTATCGGTGGTTCGCATCTGGAAGGGTACGGTGAAAAGCCGGTAACAATCCTGGTACACTGGAACCGTTCACCAAGGGACACCGAAAAAGCTGCTACAGAGTTGTTTGAGAAGCTGAGGGCGGCGAGAAATACAGAAATAAACAATGAAACAATAAAATTTATACAGCCACTTTATGAGATTCAGGACGTTGGCACAGACGATGCCGGCATCTATGAAATGGTCATAGAAGTGGCTGTTATTTTTGAAAAAAAGGAGTGACGAAGATGAAAACAGGAGTATATCCATGTTACGAAAACCAGTTTCGTATCAACAAAGGAACAACGGAAAAAGAGGACATGAAAGAGATCAAAGACTGTGTATCTTTCTCCGTATCATTCGACAACGGCGTTGAGGAATGGACTCCATTTGATACAGAAGGCTGGGTAAGACGACTGCTGACAGCTAAGAGTGTTAAGATCACGGTATCTGCGAAGCGAAACGTAGGAGATCCGGGAAACGACCTGGTCGCGTCTCTGGCATGGGTAAATGGACGTGACGCAGAAAAAGACATTGCCTGGACATTCCCGGATGGCACAGAGGTTAATTTCCTTGGTGCAGTCATCAATGTGACAAATGTTGGTGCTGGTGATTCAACGGCAGTGGCACCGCTGGAATTCGAGATCCAGAGCAATGGAAAACCGGAAGTTATCCCGGCATCGGAATAGGGGGTATAAGAACATGGCAAAAACAGTAGACATTACAGAAAAACTGAACATGGATGGAAATCCGGTGATTGTGATCAAGAACAAAAAACTGGAAGTCAATGCAGATGCGGCAACTGTGCTGAAACTTATGGATGTCATTGGGGATGGTGCAGGAACACCAAAACAGGTGTCAAATATGTACGATCTGCTGTTCAGTGAGAAAGCACGCAAAACAATCGAAGAACTGAAACTTTCATTTGATGATCTGAAAATCATGGTCCAGACTGCGATCACACTGATTACCGGAAAGGAAGAAGAAGCGGGGGAATCCCAGATCCCGGCTACGACCTGATCGAAGATTATGACCTGATCGTAGCATCCTTCCAGTCGGAATACGGGATCCGGCTTTCAAGGGAAGTCAATACAATGCCCTGGGAGGAATTCAGACAGATGCTTGCCGGGCTTGGACCGAACACGGTCCTTGCCCGTATGGTATCGATACGGACAGAAGAAGATGAAGAGATGCTGAAACATTTCACGCCGGAGCAGAGAAGGATCCGGTGTGAATGGCGGAACAGAACAGCCGCAAAAGTAAGCATAAAAGACAGGGATGTATTCCTGGAGCAGATGAAGCAGGCATTTATTACAATGGCAGGAGGTAGATCAAAATTGAAAAAAGAAAAATAAAGTGTCCATTTTGCGGACATGGACAAAAAGTTCAGTATGTTCAGGATGCTTCTTGCTGTGGCATTTTCATTAAATGCCAGGCACGGCACTGTAGAAAAGAATTTGAAATTAAAATAAATCAGGACAAGTAGTGCCATTGTGCCGATGTTCTCCTAAAAATGGAGGTGGCACAAATGGCAGACAGAGACAGTATAGGCGAGATCGGTCTTGATCTGGTCGTAAACCAGAATCAGTTTAAACGTCAGATGAACAGCATGATGGGCTTGGCGAAAAAGGCAGGTGCGGCATTGGCATCTGCCTTTGCTGTCGGAAAACTGGTTGAGTTTGGAAAGAAATGCCTGGAATTAGGTTCGGACCTTGCAGAGGTTCAGAACGTTGTTGATGTTACATTCCCAACATTATCCGCACAGGTAGACCAGTTTGCAAAGAGTGCAGCGGCAAGCTTCGGACTGTCAGAAACCATGGCAAAACAGTACACCGGTACATTTGGTGCCATGGCGAAAGCGTTTGGATTTACGGAGAAACAGGCTCTTGATATGGGGACAACCCTGACCGGATTGGCCGGTGATGTGGCATCTTTTTACAATCTGAGCCAGGACGAAGCATACGCAAAGCTGAAATCGGTATTTACCGGTGAAACGGAATCACTGAAAGACCTTGGTGTTGTTATGTCGCAGACATCACTGGATGCGTACGCACTGGCGAATGGATTTGGAAAGACAACCGACAAAATGTCGGAAGCTGAAAAGGTAGCATTGCGTTATTCATTCGTACAGGATCAGCTGTCAGCGGCACAGGGCGATTTCGCACGAACGTCCGACTCCTGGGCAAACCAGTGCAAAGTGTTATCTTTGCAGATGCAGTCTCTTATGGCAACGGTTGGACAAGGTCTAATCAATCTGTTTACACCGGTTCTGAGAGTGATCAATGCAGTAGTAGGTCGCCTGAGCGTGCTGGCAAGTGCGTTTAAGTCGTTAACAGAGCTAATCACCGGGCAGAAGTCGTCCGGCACAACAGATAATATGCAGCAGACAGCAGCAGGAATGGATGATGCAGCAGGATCGGCAGAGAATCTGAAAGACAATACAACGGCAGCGGGAAATGCGGCCGAAAAAGCATCCAAAAAGCTGAAAAGCCTTATGGGTTTTGATAAGATCAATCGCCTGGACAAGAAAGACGACAGTAGTAGTACTACAGGAAGTGCCGTACCGGATGTGGCTGGTAGTGTTGATTTTGGCAAGCTTGCCGAAGGAGATACTGTTGTAGATGGCTTGAATCGTAAGATGCAGGATTTACTGGAAAGAGGTAAAGAACTTGCAGGCCTATTTAAGAAAGGATTCTTGATAGGATTCGGAGACAGTGGGAAAAGAATTGATGGAATCCGTAAGAAATGCGAAAGTATTGGTGAAACATTAAAAAGCATATTTACAGATCCGCAAATACAGACATCCGCTTCGGGATTGTTTGATGCGATTGCTTTAAACGCCGGGAAAATTGCAGGATCTTTTGTAAGCATCGGAACAACGATTGCCTCCAATCTGGTAGGTGCAATAGATCGATATTTACAGGGCAGTGAAGGTTATATACATGACAGATTAGTCAGTATGCTGGATACTTCAACAGATGCGGTAAATCTGGTCGGAGATTTTTTTACATCTTTTGCAGACGTATTTTCGGTGTTTGCAGATGAAAATGGCGAAGTATGTTCGGCAGAACTGCTTGGCATGATTTCTGATGCATTTCTGGGTTCTAAAGATCTTGCATTGAAACTGACAAATGACATACTTTCATGTATTCTTCAACCTTTTATAGATAATAAAGATAAAATAAAAGATGCTATTGATAATACATTAGAACCAATAAGTACGGTTCTCGAAACACTGCATACATCGGTAAAAGAGACCTTTGAAAAAATCTTAGCTGTGTATGATGAGCATATCAGTCCGATGTTCGATGGATTTAAAGAAGGGTTCAGTGAAATATTATCTACCCTGCTGGATGGATATAATAAATATTTTGCACCGGTATTGTCAAAGTTATCAACCTTGTTTCAGAGTGTATGGACGAGCAGCATACAGCCAACCATCAACAATATTATTGGACTGGTGGGGGATGTTGCTGATCTTATAAATGTTCTGTGGCGTAATGTGTTCAAGCCTTTTATTAATTGGATAGCATCTGCAATTTTCCCGGTGATATCGCCAATCATCGAAGCAATCGGTACGATATTTTTGAATTTTGTCGGGGATGTTTCAAAAAATATCAACAATGTCATACGTATTTTAAGAGGAATCATTCAATTTGTAACAGGTGCATTTTCTGGTGATTGGGAAAAAGCATGGAAAGGTGTTCTGGAAATATGGAATGGAATGACAGATCTGTTTAAGTCACCAATCAATATTGTGATAGGTTTTGCTAATGGACTGATAGCAGGTATTGAAAGTGCGGTTAATTCAGTTGCCAATATGTTCAATAATTTGCAGATCGATGTGCCTGACTGGGTGCCTGGAATTGGTGGACATACGCTTGGATTTGATCTGCCTATCTGGGATGCACCAAGAATACCGCTGCTTGCACAAGGCGGATTTGTAAGAGCCAATACACCAAGGTTAGCAGTAATTGGTGATAACCGGCACGAAGGCGAGATTGTGGCACCAGAAAGCAAATTACAGGCAATGGTAAACGCAGCGGTATCGGCAGCAGGCGGGAGAGGTGTGACGAAAGAAGAGATGGAATCCATTGCCAATAATGCAACTATGCGTATTGTAGCGGCACTTGCAAATGTAAGTTTTAATTTAGATGGCGTAGACATTGCACGAGCGTCAACAAGAGCACAGATCGGAATTAATAAACGTTTTAACACGGTAGATGTTAGATAGGAGCAACTGATGTTTGTATTGAAATGTGGAAACGTAGAACTGCCTGCACCAGTTTCGATGAGTGTGGCAGATGAAATCATATGGAGCAGTGACACGGGACGTACTCTTACAGGTACTATGGTCGGTGATGTTGTAGCAGAAAAGAAAAATCTGTCTATCAAATGGAATTGGCTTACAGAACAGCAGGCAGCTCTTATCAAAAAGAATTTAGCAACAGGATTTTTCCCTATTACGTTCCGTGATTACGGAACAAATGTAACAATCGAGTCATACAGAGGGACAATAGCAAAAGAAGTTGGCGGTGATATCGGTGGTATTTTTTACTACAAAGAAGTTTCTGTGGATATTATACAGAGGTGATTATTGATGATAAGCACGAGCAATGCATATAAGGAAGCAATCAAGAAAAATCGAGAATTTTCAATACATGATGCTTACACATTGAGCAAAAGTTCTGTCAAGATTGAAATGGAAACGGGAGATTTTTTGGCGTATAGCATTGATGATCTTGTGACAGATGATAGTAATAATATTGCCATTGGAACTGCTGCTGCCAAGGAGTACAAAGCGACTCTGGATAATTCAGATGGTAAATTTGATGATGTGGATTTCAGGGAAGCAAAAATTAAAGCAGGGGTAGGGCTTAAATTACCAGATGGCACAGTGGAAATCATAACGAAAGGCACTTATACGATTGACACAGCGTATTTTACGGAGTTGACAGTTGAAATTACAGCTTACGATGACATGATAAAATTTGACAAAAGTTATTCCGAAAGCACGTTGGAGTTTCCAGCATATTGTACTGATATTGTCAAAGAGGCGTGTAAAATTTGCGGTGTTCCAGTAGAAACAGTCCAAGAATCAGTTTACTGGGACATACTGGATAGCGTAAGAATCAAAGAAAAGCCGGAAGATGTTAATTTGACTTTTCGAGATATGCTGAGATATTGTGCCAAAATAGCTTTTTCTTATTGGAGAATTTCAGAAGATGGAACGTTAAAATTACAATCCATTATAAATAGTTTTGAAAGTTTACCGTATGAAAATAACATTATTAACGGTGGAAAATTCAGGAATAGTCCATATGCGTATCGAGTGGAAGATGATAAAGATGGAGGAGATTTTAAAGATTATTCATCTGGTACTTCTCTAAACGGTGCCCAACATCCTGGAGTAAGAGATGCTCATATATACAATGTTTTGAGTAAAAAAATAAGTACTGACATTATATGGATTACAGGATTTCAAATAGAGTATGCTTCAAATAACAAAAAGCAGATTAGAAATTTATGGTTTGATCGTAATACCGTATTCGAAAATAGTAGTGTTATAAGAGTTGTTATTGATTGTAGCGTAGATGCAACATATGCAAATAAGATAAAGGATCTTGCTGAACTTTGTGGTATATATCATTCAACAGGGTATTTTGCAAGGGAGTTATCAATTTCATGTTCAAGCGATCCAAGTATTGTTGCAGGAGATTGTATAACTGTTACAGATGGAAGACAAAATTCGTTTTACTTTTTTGTTACACATGCGAATTTCTCTTTTGGAAAAGCACAACTTTTGGAAAGCTCTTGTAATGGCAATATCAAAAGTGTAAGAACAATCATAGAAAGTCAGGGGTGAGATAATGGCTATACAGATGCGTAGAGGTGAGTATGGGAAATTTGATCCGGAAAAATTACTTCCAGCAGAGTGGGCAGTGGTTCTTTCAGGTGATCCAAATACACAGGATGGAAGAGCGGCTTATTTATGTTTTGATGCTGGAAACGTGAAACGCATGGTGACGCAGGAGGATTTGCAAAAAGATATCGAGATGGCGGTAGGAGATATTAAAGATACAGTTGTTAAAGAATCAATTGAAAAAGTAAAAGAGGATGCATTAGATTCAAAAGTAGATAAAGTAACAGGTAAGGGTTTATCTACGAATGACTATACTACGGAAGAGAAAAATAAACTGGCTGATATCAAGGACTTCACCGGGGCAAATTCTATGAACAACGGCAGTGCGGGATTGGTTCCAGCACCGGATAAAAGTATGTGGAGAAATTTCCTGTGTGCTGATGGAACATGGGAAGAGCTGACCCTTAGCTATGATGAAAAAAATCAACTCTTAGATCTGAATGTTGGAGATGGATATAGTCGTGTGTCTATCCCTACAGTTACTGCAACTACACCGGGTCTAATGACACCAGCTATGTTCAACAAGTTTGATAATCTGATTGAAAACGGTCAGACAGACATATCTGGAAACGCCGGAACAGCAACGAAATTAAAAACGGCAGTGACTGTTGACGGTATGAATTTTGATGGATCATCAAGTATATCCCACTATGCAGTGTGCTATACATCGGGAGCGACCGCAGAAAAAACAGTGAGTCTGTCAAATTTCAAACTGGCAGTAGGATCTCGGATCACAGTCCGTTTCAATTATGCAAACACAGTTGCAAATCCAACACTGAATGTCAATGCCACCGGAGCGAAGCCGATCTACTACAAAAACAGCAACATCCCGGCAGAACTGATCGAGCAGTACACAGTCCTGGAACTGGTCTACAGCGGATCATACTGGTACGTGGTCGGAAACATGAATATCCTGACCAAGGGCGACAGCATAAGCGTTGAATGTTTCACAGCAGGCTATGTGACATCCATGGGACAGGAGGTGCAGTTCTGTATCCCGGTATCGACACCGATTGTCGGATGCAGTTCTGTTACGATAGAATCAGCAACTGGACTGCAGATCAGGCAGAACGGAAATTATGTCTATGGCGGGAATGCATCCACGCTGGTAGCGGCGTCCTCTTACAGGGGCGTTATTAACCGAAACATGGTTTCTATCGCAGCCACCATGCCGAACACAACTAACGCAGTCAATAATGCACCGTGTGGTGTGCGTGCGGCGTTGAAACTGACATTTTCGTAACAATCAATTACAGAAAGCAGGTGAGAAATACATGATAACAGCAATCATAGATGCAGGGCAGCATTACTGCCAAGCAGTCAGCGACCTGTGGCAGTGGGATTATGGACAGACACTGCGGATCCAGGGCGTGAAGCTCCCGGCGGCGGTCGAGGTTCAGTTTTCGACAACAGAGCGGATCGGCGAAACAGTCACCAGAATTGGTGTGACGCAAGAGGGGGTTACTGAGGTACCTATCCCAGATACACTGCTGGAGGGCAGCGGAACAACGCAAGATTATACAATCTATGCGTTCGTGTACATCGAAAACGGCGATTCTGGAAAGACGGAGTATCGTGTCAGCATGAAAGTCCGGGCAAGGCCGAAACCGGAAGCCCATGCCACACCGGAAGAAGGGGAACTGTTCCGGCAGGCAATTGTGGCAGTTGCTGAATCCGCTGATCGAGCGGAGAGTGCCAGGAAATCAGCAGAGACGGCATCAGATCAGGCGGAGGATGCGAAGAACGCCGCAGAGGCAGCTGTCGGATCAGCACAGGCAAGTGCCGATGAAGCAAAAACAGCAAAAGCAAATGCAAAAACAGCTGTAAAAAACGCAGAAGCATTCAAAACAGAAGCCGAAACCGCCAGATCAGAAGCAGTCCGGGCAGTAACGGAATCCACAGATGCTAAGGACTCAGCAGAAAAGTCCAGAGCCGCAGCAGAAAAAGCGAAGCAGGATGCCGAGGCGGCGAAAGAAGAAATCCAGGAATCGGCGGATCAGATTCAGAAGAATGCAACAGAAATTGATTCGCTAAAGGAAGATATAGATAATATAATTTATAAAGGGTTAATCAATGGATTTGACAAAGACAACACTGTTGGTGGTTATTTGAGTAATAACGGAAATGTGAATAGCAATCCAGGATTTGTTACATCTGATTATTTTGATGTGCATGAAAACAAAACATATTATGCACTTCAGATGGTTGGTACAGTGAAATATGATACTGTAGCTTATATTTGTTTTTATGATTCATCGAAAGCATTTATTGCAGGCGGATATTTCAATGCATCGTCTTGTACTTCCCCTAATGGCTCGAAATACGCAAGAGTATCATTTCCAAGTGATGAAACTACCAAGGCTAGATGTATGTTCACAAACATTGAAACCCCAGATAAATATTATCCATTTGGATATGAATATTCTATAATTACAAAAGATGTATCAGAATTAAAAACTCGCAAATCTGAAAATAGACTTCATGGGAAAACAATGGCTATTCTAGGTGATAGCATGGCAAAGGGTCATACTTTAAATGAGAAGCAAACTTGGGCATATAAGATTGCTAACAGAAACGGCATGACATATCAAAAACTTGCAGTGAATGGAATGTTTATCACTACCGGGCATGGTGATGCTGACGCAAATTGTCTGCTTGAACAAGCAAAAAAAATCAATAACAATCCTGACATTATTGTTATTCACATGGGGACAAATGACAGAAATAATAATGTTGAATTGGGAACATGGACAATTAGAAACACAGATACAACAAATTTGTTTGGTGCTTTGAGAGTTGCTTTCACATATTTAGAAGAGAATTTCCCTTTGGCTCAAGTAATGTTTATTACTCCTTATTATTATCAAGAGCAAACAGATTACATCGGTTCCATCGAAAAAGCTTGTATGTATGTTGGTTGTCATTGCAAAAACAATAAGCAGGGCGGAATTTGTGCATGGAATACTAATGTCAGAAACGCATTGTTTTTAGATTATGTTCACCTAAACGAAGTAGGACAGGAACGTGTATCCTATGAATATGAGGGATTTATGAGAACATTTATGTAATTAACTAAAGAGGGCTACGGTAAATGGAGATGGGGAAGATTATGCATATGAATATTAACTGATGGTACACCGTCAGAGTAAGGCGGTAGAAGTATATTTTTATAATGTTTTGAAAACGGAAAGGATGGGTAAATATGATGAACAAAATTATTATGTTACTTGCGGGCAATTCATTTTTCCGCATTTTGCTGATCGCAGTCACACTGGACACTATTTTAGGGGTGCTTCGGGCGATCAAAGAGCACAAGTTTAATTCCTGCGTGGGCATCGATGGGGCAATCCGCAAATCAGCCATGCTGCTGTCGGTGTGCCTGCTGATGGCAGTGGATGTGATCCTGAATATCAATGTATTGTTTATGATTCCTCAGAATTACATCGAACTTCTTGGGATACATAAACTTGGAATCTGTGAATTTTTCAGCATCTTGTTTGTGCTGTACGAAATCGTGAGTGTACTGAAAAATATGACCTTGTGCGGTTTGCCGGTGCCGGCAAAAATTAAACGCTGGGTGCAGAAATTCCTTGAGGATATGACAGAAGAGCTTCCGGAAGAGAACAGGACAGGGAACGCATGAACAATTTAAGCAAAGCAGAATAAAAAAAGCAAAGGGGGCGTGAAAGCGTCCTCTTTTATTGCAAAAAAATGAACGGAGGAAAGCAGGATGAACGGATTATTAAAAATCAATTATGGAACAGAACAGCCGACGGTATCGGCGAGAGACTTGCACGAAGCTTTAGAAATAAAAACAGCTTTTAAAGATTGGTTTCCTCGAATGACAGAATACGGTTTCGAGGCAGGAAAAGACTTTAGCTCAGAAATGAGCAAAAGTACAGGAGGCAGACCAGCCGTTGACTATCAAATTTCCATCGACATGGCAAAACAGATCTGCATGATCCAGCGAAACGAAAAAGGCAGGCAGTACCGCCAGTATTTCCTTGACCTTGAAAAAGCATGGAACACACCGGAACAGATTTTTGCCCGTGCTTTGAAAATGGCAGATCAGCAGATTGAGAAACTCAAAGCAAGTAATGCAAGCCTTGTGGAAGATGTGCAGCGGATGAGACCGAAAGAAGTGTTTGCGGATGCGGTCAGTGTGTCGAACACCTGCATCCTGATCGGGGAGCTGGCAAAGATCCTGAAACAGAACGGTGTGGATATCGGACAGAACAGGCTGTTCACATGGATGCGTGAAAACAGGTTCCTGATCAGCAGAAAAGGAACAGATTACAATATGCCAACGCAGAGAAGCATGGAAGCTGGTTTATTTGAAATTAAAGAAAGAACAATCAATAATCCAGATGGAAGCGTGCGGATCACAAAGACTGTACTGGTAACAGGGAAAGGGCAGCAGTATTTTGTGAATAAATTTCTGAAAGAATAAATTTTCCAATAACAAGAAAGGCGGTAGAGACTATGAACAAGATTAACCGAATGATTTCAAATTACAATTATAATCCCGGCAATATTTCCAGAATCAAATACATCGTGATCCACTACGTCGGAGCATTGGGCGGAGCACAGGAAAATTGTGCATACTATGGTGGTGGCAACCGTGGGGCATCTGCACACTATTTTGTCGGTTTCGCCGGCGAAATTTGGCAGTGCGTGGAAGATCGGAATATCGCCTGGCATTGTGGGGCGAGCAGTTACAAACATCCGGAATGCAGAAACGCTAATAGCATTGGGATTGAGATGTGTGTGCGAAAGAAGAATGCGGCGAGTCTTGGGGCAACAGATAAGGACTGGTATTTTGAAGGAGCAACAGTACAGTCTGCTATTGAGCTGACCAGATATCTGATGAAGAAATACAACATTCCTGCAGATCATGTTATTCGCCACTATGATGTAACCGGAAAAATTTGCCCGAATCCGTATGTATACAATACAGGTACGTATACATGGGATGCCTTCAAACAAGCCATTTCTGGGCAGAGTGGCGATATTCTCCCAGCAACCACCAAGCCGTGGTACCGTGTCCGCAAGACCTGGAAGAACGCCAGTAGCCAGATCGGAGCGTTTCAGACAATCAAGAAGGCGAAGCAGTGTGCAGATCAGCACGCCGGTTATCATGTCTACAACGATGCCGGAAAAAAGGTCTACACATCCTCCAAGTTGCCATATAAGGTACAGCCGAAAACTGCAAATGTCCCGATCAGGACAGGACCGGCCAAAACATACAGTGCTGCCAGAACATTTTTGCAG